GATTTCTCAAATCTGTTTAATACTTTATTCGCTTTTTCTTCATGAACTCCGTAGATTTTATCCTCTTTAATCTCTAAATCATGCTGCTTCTCTAAGAAGAAACCTGTAAACTGACCACATCCAACTTTATATGTCTGAGCTGGCAGATTGTCTAACACAACCAAATCTTCGCCATACACTTTATATGTAGTTCCTGTTTCAATAATTTTCATAATTTTATTCCTTTCTGCATTTGTTTATCTATTAATATATTCTCTCTTTATAATAGGAAACCTGAATTTACTGTCACTTGCTAATTAACATATTTTTTAATTCTTGCTCTCTATCAAAAACTAACTGACTATATCCTTTAAACCCAAGATCCTTTTCCAATTGTTCTATAATTGGATTTTCTACTACTTCGTAAATATGTTCTATTTCGAATGCTTCTAGTTCATCTTTATAAACAATTCCATTTGCTAATGGAAATAAATCTACATAAACCCTTTTTCTCCAAAATGTTTTATATCCTATAAAGTCTTCAATGTATCCACTTCGTTTAATCAATTCAGAAAATACAGTATCTTTATTTCTAAATTCTTCTACTCTATTTTCAGGCAGTTCCCCATATAAATAGACATATCTACCACCAATACTATCTGCGTATTTCCATATTCCATTTATTTTTAAGTGCAAATATATTTTATGAATATAAACGGCTTTCATTTGCCATCTCCTTTACTTGCAATTTCCAAGTCCAACTTTATAATCATCTTTCACATCAATAGTTACTTCTCTCTGAAATTTTCCTTCCTTATCATAGAGGGATAAATAATATCTGTTACCACGCTGCTCTAAAACGACATCTTCATTCTCGAATAGTTCAACTCGTTTCTGTTTCTGTACTGGTTCATTCTCTATTTTAAAGTTATTCATTACTTCTTTTGAACCAATAAAGATTGGTGATTTTAATTCTTCAAGAATACAGCTAATATCATCATCTAACTGACTATCATCATTTGTATGCCTATCAACCGCTCTAATAACATCTTTCTCAAATAATAATCTATTTGCCATTTTAATATTCTCCTTTCCACTCGCCCAATTCATAGAAGTCGTTAATCTGTTTATCAAGCTTTTCAACCTGCTCTCTTAGTTCAGATTCTTTCTTCTTACTATCCGTTCTCTGACATTTCTTCCATAATTCATCACGTTGTTTAGACAATTTATTGTACTTATTAGATACATCAATCTCTTCTACGACTGAAATCTCAATCTTTTCTCCGCAATGAGGACAAAACTGGATTGGATAATTGTCTGTCTGCTCATACTCATCACCCCAAGAGTTAAATGTTTCGGTGTATGAATTACAAAATTGAGGAATTGTAGTGTCATCTGAATCTCTTACTACTAATCCAAAAATATCATTGCATACCAAATCCTCACCTGTAAATACAATGACTTTATCGTTTTGAATCTCATCACAACAATGCTTAAATGGCTTGTATTTGTATGAATGAGTGTTGTTGAATTTTAATTTGATTAACTCTATTTCCATACTTTTATTCTCCACTCTTAATGATTTCTTCTAATGTTCTAGGTGTATAATTCATATAACTTTTCATACATCCGACATTCCACATATTACATGGCTTATCATATAAAGCTGTCATCTGATATTTTACTTGCTGCATTATATTATCTTCAAAACCTGTATGTACATGACCGTAGAGATGGTAGCTTCCGTAGTAGTGATTCTTAAAGCAAGGAATTGGATAATGGCACAGAACTACAATCTTACCATCACCAATATCAAGTTCCTTGTAATCAACAATCTCACAAAATCTACTCTGCAATTCCCTGTTCTTTAGCAACTTACCATCATGATTGCCCTTGATTAGATGTATATTTCCGTTCAAATTGTTAAAAATTTCAATAGTTTTCGTCGTGTTATGTCACGAAATATCTCCAAGCAAATATATATCATCATCAATTTTTACTGTGTTATTCCAATTTTTAATAATCGTCTCGTCATTCTCTTCGATTGATTTAAAAGGTCGATTATCAAAAGATAGACAATTTTTATGTCCAAAATGTAAATCTGATATAAAATAATTCATCTTCTTACCTCGCTCTATCGCATTCATTAAAATCTAAAAGCATCTTATATTTATATTCTCCAAATCTTTCTTTCCAACGCTGCTTTGCTTTATCAGTATCCCAATTAAAAGGCATCATATGATAATTAATAAGAAAACATACATCAAGAATGTCATAATGATGGATTTTATTCAGACTGGTTAAAGCAATGTAACTCCCAATCGAATCATGACCGTAGTAATGAGCAATACCAGATTCATCAAATGTCTGACAATACAATTTGCCAATATCATGAAGCATCGCACCTATCTGAAAACTTATTGGATATTCTTTATAATAAAATAAGTCATATGTCATATAACTGTGTTCATACAAATTCATAGTATGATGTGGATTCTTTTGGTCAAAGTTTCCTGTTTTTGAAAACAAATCACTTACATACATTGTGTTTTCTGTAAAAAATTTATGTCTTTTAATCAAATCCCAGCCTTCCTCATAAAATGGAATCTGAAATTTTCTAATCTGCTTATCCAACACGAAATCAGGTATAGGGTGTTCTCTATGTAAATTATCTTCTTTACACTGTTCAAATGGCTTTGGAATAATCACACAAACCTTATGTACTTCAAGACCATTTACTTTCATCAAAATTGCTCTACGAGATTTCATAGTCAGATTAGTTGCATCTGCAATTACATTCTTTTTATTCTCTAAATTCTTGCGGATTCTATTGTGAAAAATTTTAAACACTTCTTCATTATGTTCTTGGTCTTCATAATTACCTGTCAATTCTTCACGAATTGCATCTGATGATACAATTATTGTATTTGGGTTCTCATTGGCAATCTGAGTGGCAATGGTTGATTTGCCACTACCACTCAGTCCAACGAGTACCCATATTGTAGGTTTATTCATTTAAAGTCTCCTCAAATAATTCTTCAGCTTCTTCCATATCAGGTATATCAGATGTATCTTTGGCGATTCCCTCAATTACCTTAAATTCAAACACCTTATCCTTATAAGCCGTGAATGTTGCTCTGTTATCAATACGAACAACTACGCCTTCGGCAACATGTGTCTTGCCGATTTCATCTACTGGCATACCATCAAGATATTTATTTACTCTTTCTTTCAAATCTTCTGGTGTAGTAAAAATAAACTTCTCTAAATCAGGTACATGCTTAACACCTAACTTGTCACACCATACTTCTACAGTCTCCCAAGGTACTTCAACAACTGTTCCATCTGCTGTTGTCATTGTCATTCGATATACATACATCTCATTTTCGCCTGGTTCACAACCATATGAGAATGTTGTAGTGTCACCAAATTTCTTTGTAAAATCTTTTTCCTTAACTCCTTTATTAGATACTGAACCCATAATTGGTGTTGTTTCATTTACATATCCGACAATTTCATAGAAAATTTCAGCACCTTCAGGAAGCTTGTCTTTTAATAAATCGTGGTACTTCTTTCTAAATCCATTATCAGAATAATATCCATCATTCTTTGTCATATCCTTTAATACAACTCTTCTACTACCAGATACAACAGAAACTTCTCTTGTAACCTTTGGCTGCATATGTAAAAACTTTCTCAGCTTACTATTCTTCTTTGTAACCTTAACAGTCTTCATAGTACGAGCTGATGTTCCGTGGAGCTTACGAGTAATATAAATCGTATCACCTGGTTTAAATGCTGACATATTATATGCAAGCTGTGCTGTATCTTTATGTTCCTCAAAAAATGGATATGATACTGTTTCTTTCTGAAATTTATTCTTCTTATTTGAACTATTTCCATTACCTCTTGAACGATTCTTTCCTCTTGGAATGTATTTCTGACAAATTTCATGACCACCAAGAACTGTAATCTGATCTCCATCTTTTAATTTTGAAATATCTGTATACTTAGCAAGTGTCTCGATTGGTAATACAAGACCTTCTGACTTCTCACCTCTAAGTCTAATAGCGGTTACATTTCTCTTCTCAGCATCCATATAACCACCAATATTGTTTCCGTTTTCGTCTTTCTTCCTTACAAGGTTGTTATCTGTTGCATACTCAAGTGATAACTGACCGTCAGATGGAAAGAAGACTACTTTCTGTCCTTCCTGATAACTCAAATCTACAATTACATTCTGTCCAAATACTTCTACACACTGTAATCTATCAGCGTTACTATGTTTTCTTAATCCTTTTAATGTTGTGATATAAGCACAATACATTTTCAGTACCTCTCTTTCTATTTTCTATGTATTTATTCTCTCTTTATCGTTCAAAAACTCGAAGGAAATGCTTCTTTCATCTTATCGCATAACAATCACTTTTATTGTCGCAGAACTCAATTACATCGATCATAGCAACATATCTATAATAAGAATTCTTACATTTAACTTTAAAATATGTATTATCTTCACCACAAACTTCTATGACTTTTCCATGCAAAATATGTGTCATTCCTTCCTGCCAAAATGCAACCCACTTACCAATCAACATTGAATAATCTTTATATACTTTGTATCCATGATGTTTTAATAAGTCTATGGCTGCATATATCTGTTGATCTTTTGTCAACCCCATAGTTTTATTCTCCCATCTGATCTACAATACTCTGTAACTTGTCAACAAAGACTTGTGCTGATTCTTTACCACCATATATATGTCTAATATCTGACGGAATAATAGTAAGTTTAGCTTCTCCAAAAATCTTATTATCTTCATATACTCTCAAAAAATCACACATAGTTCCCAAGTCAACATAATCAAAATTAGGCTGAAAACAAATCACATCACCCTTCTGTGGATGCAGTTTTCTAACCTTAATAAGTGTCTGTTTAAATGATTTCTTTCTCTGTCTCTTATTCATATTTCTCACCTACCTAAAATATTGATACATGCATTCGTTTCTATATTTTTGTATTAAACTCTGTTCGATCATCTTTTTATCAAACTCATCCAATGAATTATACATATCCATAATATGTTTGCTTGGATTATTAAGACAGTCAGCATACTCTTTGTCGTTTTCTACTTGCAATTTTATATAATCAAATGCATCACATTGATCACCAAATCCGACATTAAGCTCATTACCATTTTCATCTTTTATAAATATTACTTCACCAGATGCATGAGTTTCTGGATTAGGACTTCTGGTTAATTTGTATCTTTTCATACTGTTATTCTCCTTCGAATATTACTCTTATTGGCTTTATAGTTTCGTCATTTGTTGGTATAAGAATCACTTTGTCAGCTCCAACCTGATCTTTAAATATTTTTGGAGCTTCAACAAATGTAACTCTTTTTGATCTATCACTATCCAGCCACTCTTTAAACTTTTCAAGATTTTCTTTTTCAGAAATTGCAGCACATGGACTTACTTTATCTATTAACTCTAAAAATCTTTGTCTTTCATCTTGTGATAACTCCATACTGTTATTCTCCTATTCGCTCACTCTAAATACATTTGCATCGCCAACTGTCAAATCTTTTACTTCTACAAAAGAATTTAAATTATCTTCCATAGTTGTAATCAATATCTCATCAAATAAATCTTCCATCATACCAAAGAATCGTACAGACGGATGAAATCCTGGATATTCTTTCAAACGACATTTATTAACGCTACCTCTTAATACGGGAAGTCTATGTCTTCTACGCTTGTTGTTATTCCAATGGATAGGATTGTCATAAAAAGCTTTCTTCTTTCGTCTGTACTCTTCTAATTCTTCTCTTGCAAGCTTGTCAATCTCTTTTTCTCGTTCCGTCTTCGGAGGTTTGCCATGAATAATATTGTCAAATTCTTTTCTGACATTATCGTTTACTTCTGCCTTTTCTGAATCACTCATCTTATCAAAGTTTTGAGTTACATCTAATAGTGTGTTTTTCAAATTGTTATTCTCCAATTTTTATATACTCCAATATCCAACTGTCATATTTATTTTCTTTAATTAACTGCTGACATAAATTTATCCATCCTTGTGCAGAAAGACTTTGAAACTTCCAAACACATTCTTTCCAATATCTATGTATAAAACGACTTTTTGTTTTTAACTCAATGCATTTCACACATTTATCGTATAATTTCTTGGAATACCAATTCGATCTACTTCTACTCCAGCCATCATTCCAATCATCAATAAATGCTTCAGTCGGATCATACCTACTTCTCATATCAGTAAGAGTTCTGTCGTATAACTCAGTTTTTGCATTGTATAAACAATGAAGCAAAAAGTAGATGTCTTCATAATTATTTTCAAACTCCCATTCTCCAATATTTAAATCAAAATACATTATTCTCCATTCCTTATTACATCAAACTTAATTGGCAACATAGCAGTGAATCTACTCTTCATCCAAGGTTTTTCTTTTGTTGCAAATTCATCTCCAAACTCTTCTGCCAATACAAAATCTCCAACAGTATAGATGATAGAATATCCAGTTAAATCTTTTGGAATCTCTTTATTTACATTACATGTTTTAAGATGAATCATTTTATCTATACACTCATCCATTAAATCTTGAAAGAATACAAACGTTCCATCACAATTACAACGCTGCATTGTGAAATATTCAAAATCTGCATCTGGATCACGCTTAATAATTACATTAAAATAAGGTTTGTCGCCCTTAAGATAAGGAACATCTGCTTTAAGATAAGGAACATCTGCTAAAATTGTTCCATTTTTTGTGCAAGTAACAACCGTAAATAACTCTCGTATATCCTGCTCAATCATGGATTCATATTTATTATTTTCCATACCATTGCACTGACCTGATGCAATTCGTTCTTTTACAAATTCTAATGATTTACCCATAAATTTCTCCTAATTAGTCAATCTGTATTTGTCATATTCATACATCAAACAATCTTCGCAATGAAGATTTTGTTCTTTACAATCTTCACAATCAAAACATCCACCATAAATGCCACCATTTTCATTCATCTTACAGGTATTACATTTACAAGTTTCACATGATGTATTCACTCAATCACCTCCTCGAATGAAACGTGGTTTTCCTTGGCTTTTTCAACCTCTGAAAGCCTTGATTTTAGGGCATTTCAGATTGTGTTTTAAAACGATAACAGAGATTACTTACAAATCCTTCTATCTCGTTATGAATATTTGCTGTATCATCTTCCATATACTCAACGTACAGATAAGACAATGTATCTTCTTTATCCAGTAAGAACTCTTCAAAGTCATCTGATATAATATTCTCTGAAAAATAATTAATAATCTCTTCTTTGATACAATACTCATATGAGTATCGTTTTAATAGTTTCTCGCTTGATAAGTCGGAATTGGTGACTAAATCACCAACCCAACTACTCATCTCCTCATTTAATCTTTGTATTAATTTATCCATTTTAATTTACTTTCACCTATATAACCCTTCTCAAACTCGTACCAAGCATAAGCAACTGCACTACCACCACCTGCTCTCATTTCATCAAAAAGAGCGTTCTTCGCACATAAAATACGACTGCTTGAAACATAAACACATTTTGGTGGGTACTTTTTAAATAATTCCTTACGAGCTTTTCCTTCAAGAAACTGAACTTTAAGAAACATAAATACTCTGCAACCATCAGGAATTAATGTCATTGCATGTTCAATAAATTCTTTTGCATATTTGTATGGGGGATTTGTTAAGATATCGCCATTCCAAGGCTGATTATATGTAAGAAAATCAATTTCACCTTCACCATAACCTCTATCGATCAGGTCAGTGGATCGAACTTCATAACCGAAGCTCTTTAATCTTTCAGATAAATGTCCTTCACCACAGGAACATTCCCAGATAGGTTTGTCAAATGTAACACCACCATCTTTTAATAAGACATCAATTGCAATAGGATCTGTCGCATAATAATCCTCGTTCTGTCTCTCCTTGTCGGTGTGATTACTTGCACCTAAAGTCTTAAAAATACTATTCTTATTACCTGTCCAATCTTTTTCTGTATTATTTTTCAAATTTGTTCACCAATAGTAGCTGCGCAGCTTTACTCACATGTGAACGTTTTCCTTTCTTATAAAATTATATCTACATTGTTACTTAGTTTCGTGACAAGCCAAGAATCCAAAATTTCTTTTTAAATCAAATAATCGTAAATATCTCTTGAATCAATAAATGTCCTATCGAGATTAATATCAAAGAAAGTTATTTCGTAGCCAACACCTAACACATTGGTTATTTCACCTTCTTTGTCACCAATTTTTACTTCTCTTCCAATTAATTCAGTCATACAATAGATACCTCCGAGTATTTATTTTTCCACTACAAATAGCTTTTCTACTGCTTTCTCACCTGTAACTCTATCTGACTTCTGCAACACTTTACGCTCTTTCTGCCAGATACACTTAAAATCATCAGGCATGTTATATTCACTTATTAACACTATATTATTCTCTGAAAGCTTACGAAGAAAATCGTAAAAAGAATCATAGTCAATTGACTGTTTAGAATACTGTTTTGTGTTTTTATAGGGTGGATCAAAATAGAAAAGACAATTTTTATAGTCTGCGAAATCATTATAATCACAACACATAAATTCAATATCTTTTAAATTCGGTGCTTGTTCCTTGAAATTATTTAATCTCTCATTATAAATACTTCTGCCACCCTTTGAATCTCTACCATAACCGCCATCAAAGTATCTACCACCATAGCTTGCCATATATCCAATCAATGCAATATATTCAGGTGAATACTTATGAGTTCCAAGTTTTCTATCTTCTCTAACCTCTGCGTAATGTT